CCCGTGTTGTTTCGCGCCGACTGGCCGTGGCTTTGGGATCACGCTCAAAAATCCGGAATGACCGTCGCCGAAGCGTTGCGTGTCGGCAACGAAGGAGGCTGGACCGATGGCGATGGGAAGTTGACGTTTAGGGGGCCAGAGGGGCGTGGTGAATTTTTGCGCGTGCTGGATGAAAGTCGTGGGGTGGACGCTAAGCGTCTTGCCGGCAGTCATCAATTGCAAGAGCTCCAGTCTCACTCCCATACGTGTGAGATGTATATGGACAGAAGCTCCGGCGCCATGGGCAACGCTGTCTACGGCGACGAACCCGATTACGGCACTAGGGCCTTTGACACCCGCCCTCATGGCGGAGCAGAAACCCGCCCCCGCAATATCGCGTACCCCGGCCGTATCAAATTGATTTGAGGCATTTATGACTATTTATCTTCTCGACGGTCTGGGTATCTGCACCGGCCCCGTTGAACTGGCTGTCATTCCGGGGCTGGGCGCTCATTTCCCAAGTAATGCCATAGAACTCGATGCCGTACTGCCACGGCCAACGTCGGGCAATGTTTGGGTCTGGAAGGAGGAATGCGCCGTGCAAGTCGCCGATAGGCGAGGGTTGGCTTACAACACAGAAACGGGCAAGGAGGAATTATGGACACAATTAGGAGAGCTGCCTAAGCATCTGACTGTCGAACCGCGTCCCGGCGTGCATTACGTGTGGACAACCCAAGGCTGGAAATTGGACAAAGAGGCGGAGGCAGCAGCCTTGCTTGAGCGGGTACTGTCTGAACGCGATGGTCTGCTCTATGAGGCGGGTTTGCGTATTGCGCCGCTACAGGATGCCATCGAGCTTGATCGAGCGACGCCCGAGGATGAGGCCGCGCTGCTGCAGTGGAAAGGTTATCGAGTGGACCTCAACCGGATCGAAGACCAGGAAGGTTTCCCGTCCGACATCGAATGGCCGGCCCAACCCGAAAGTCGCCACTCCCGTTAAAGAAAGAGGACGGCCAGCCCAGGTGTTCGAGCACCCGAGCTGACCGCCAGTCCGCAGAACCAACCTGCAAACCAGCCAAGGCCCTCTGCTCACGCGCGAGCGGCAGGGAGCCTACCAGATGCTAAAGGTTTGCCTAGATGCTTGAAATACGTTGTGGTCATTGCGCCCGCAAACTGGCCGCTGCCAGCGGCTTTATTGAACTCCAGATCAAGTGCCCGCGCTGCCGGACACTCAACCACCTGAAGGCCCCGAGCCTCCTTCCAGAACGCCTTGAGCATCCCACCACCGGAACACCTGGATGCCCACAATTGGAAGCCTGTTCGCAGGTATAGGAGGTTTCGACCTTGGATTTGAAAACGCAGGCTACAGCACCGCCTGGCAAGTGGAACTCAACCCCGTTAACAGGGCTGTCCTTGCCGATCGATTTCCCCACGCCCAACGGTTCAACGACGTGCGCGAGTGCGGCGCTTACAACCTCACCCCCGTCGATGTGCTCACGGGCGGATTCCCCTGCCAGGACATCAGTCTTGCGGGTGCCCGCTACGCCAACAAAGACAAGCGCGGCCTGCGCGGCGAACGCAGCGGCCTATTCTGGGAAGTCATACGCATCATCAAGGAAATACAACCCCGCTGGGTGGTGCTTGAAAATGTCGTTAACCTGCTCGCTGTCAACGATAGCGAAGACTTTGAGACAGTCGTCCGGGCCCTTGCGGACTGCGGGTATGTGGGATGCTGGCGAGTGCTTAATGCTCAGTATTTCGGAGTCCCCCAGCAACGTCGTCGCATATTCCTGGTCGCGGGTTTTGGACGAATGCCCCCCATGGAGTTCCTGGCTGACGCCGCGCCAGTGGACGCAATACCTCCAGCGTCTAGCGCGACACCCTGGCCAGTGCCAGCGGATGCCTGGGCTGCCAATACTCTATTGGCAAACAAAGCCGGATCACAAATCTCTCTGGGCTGTACCACTTTCGTCGCTGAACCGAACCGATGGGATCAGATGGTTGAGCGGCAGCGAGCGTCTGACGATGATGGGCTTTGCCTCGGACTGGATGCGGCCAACCTTGCAGAAGCTTTCTCTGCCGGAAACGCCGTCGTACCGCAGATCGCACAATGGATCGCGAGCAAGTTGTTGAAGGCAGATGCAACTGCATGATTTCCGAACGTGATGATCGTTGTCTGTAACTCATAACGCTACAACGCCGCGTGCTCGCGCGTCCGGCGCGCGCGCGGCAGCCTGTGCACAGTCATTTCATTACAGCGCAGGCATCACCCATGGCCGATTATCTTCATGGCGTGCGGGTCATCGAACTCAACGATGGCACACGCCCCATTCGCACTATCCCCACCGCTGTCATCGGCATGGTTTGCACGGCTGAAGACGCGGACGCGAGCGTGTTCCCTTTGGACACTCCCGTCCTGATCACCAATGTACAGACCGCCGTCGGCAAGGCTGGCGTCAAAGGCACGCTGGCGACCAGCCTGCAGGCGATAGCCGATCAGACCAAGCCCTATACGATCGTAGTGCGCGTGGCAGAAGGGGTTGATGACGCGGCTACTACCAGCGCGCTTATTGGCACCACTACCGACACAGGACAGTACACCGGTATGAAAGCCCTGCTCGCGGCCAAAGCCCGAGTGGGGATGACGCCGCGTATTCTCGGTGTACCCGGCCTGGACAGTCAGGCGGTCGCCACCGCCCTGGCTTCCATTGCCAAAGACTTGCGCGCCTTCGCCTACGTCTCCGCTTGGGATTGCAAAAACAAGGAAGAGGTAGTCGCCTATCGCGATAATTTCGGTGCGCGTGAGCTGATGGTCATCTGGCCCGACTTTCAGAGCTGGGACACCGTCGCCAGCAAGACGGCGACCGCCCCAGCGGTAGCCCGTGCCCTAGGGCTGCGTGCCAAGATCGATCAGGAAACCGGCTGGCATAAAACCCTTTCCAATGTCGCGGTCAGTGGCGTCACCGGTATCAGCGCCGATGTGTTCTGGGATCTGCAGAACCCGGCCACCGATGCCAACTACCTCAACAGCAACGAAGTCACGACCCTGATCAACGAGGGCGGCTACCGCTTTTGGGGCAGCCGCACCACCAGTGACGATCCGCTGTTCGCTTTCGAGAACTACACCCGCACCGCTCAGATCCTCGCCGATACCATGGCCGAGGCCCACATGTGGGCGGTCGATAAGCCAATGAACCCTTCGTTGGTGCGCGACATCATCGAAGGCATCAACGCCAAATTCCGCGAGCTGGTTGCCCAGGGATATCTGATTGGCGGCAGTTGCTGGTACCCCGAAGACATCAACGACAAGGACACCCTCAAGGCGGGCAAGTTGTGGATTGATTACGACTACACCCCGGTGCCGCCGCTTGAGGATCTGACCCTGCGTCAGCGCATCACTGACCGCTACCTGATCGACTTCGCCAGCCGCATCAACAGCTAAACCGCAATCCCTGCAGCGGGCGTGAAACCCGCGCTATCAGAACAGAGAACCTTGACATGGCCATGCCACGCAAACTCAAAAACATGAACCTGTTCAACGATGCGAACAGCTACCTGGGCGTCGTCAAATCCGTCACGTTGCCGCCGCTCGGCCGCAAGATGGAAGGGTATAGAGGCGGTGGCATGAACGGCCCGGTAAAAGCCGACCTGGGGTTTTCCGATGACGGCATTCAGCTCGAATGGAAGACCGGCGGGATCGACCTGATTTCCTTGCGCCAGTTTGGCGCAATCAACGCATCAGCAGTCCCTCTGCGTTTCTCGGGGTCGTTCCAGCAAGACGATACCGGTGACATCAGCGCAGTCGAAGTCGTAGTGCGTGGCCGTCACGAGACCATCGAGATGGGCGACGCTCAGCCGGGCGAGGACACCGAGCACAGCATCACCACGACCTGTACCTACTACAAGCTGACAGTCGACAACGAAGAGATCGTGGAAATCGATCTGCTCAACTTCATCGAGAAGATCAATGGCGTCGACATGCTGGAACAACAGCGTAAAGCCATCGGCCTCTGACCCAGGCGTACTCGACCGAGGCCGCTTAATCCCGCAATTACCAGGAGCAAACAATGCCGACCACCGACACCGATGAAACCGTACAGCTTGCCGACGACAACACCGTCGCTCTCGACACGCCCATCAAACGCGGCACCACAGAGATCAACCGCATCACCTTGCGCAAACCTGCCTCCGGTGAATTACGTGGCGTGCAATTGGTTGAGCTGCTGAACATGGACGTGGCCAGCCTGATCAAGGTTATCCCGCGTATCAGCAGCCCTGCCGTCACCGGGCCGGAAGCCGCGGGCATGGATCCCGCAGACTTGCTGGCCATCGGGAGCAAGATCGCCGGTTTTTTGCTGCAGAAATCGGTGAAGACGGACGTATCACTCGTTGCGTAGAAGACGCCATGGCTGACCTGGCTGTGGTCTTTCACTGGGCACCGGCTGATATGGATCAACTGGGGCTGCAAGAGCTGATGGACTGGCGCGAGCGCGCCAGGGTACGGAGTTCCACCGATGGCAAATGATCTGAAACTGCGGGTGTTGCTCAACGCCATCGACCGAGCCACAGGACCGCTACGTGCCATCCATCGGCAGTCAACCGACACCGCAAAAGCGCTCAAGGCCGCGCGCGACAAACTGAAAACACTCAATGACACGCAGAAACAGATCAATGGGTTTCGTGAGCTGAAACAAGGCCTGGGCGCCACACAAACTGCGCTGGAAAGCACGCGCCTGCGCACCCAGCGATTGGGGCGAGATCTAGCGCAAACGCAGAACCCCACTCGTGCCATGACTCGGGATTTTGAACAGGCTAAGCGTGCGCTCCTGCAGCTTAAAGGCCAAGAAAGCGCCCAGACGATGCAGCTCCAACAGATGCGCCAGAAGTTGCAAGCCGCTGGCGTATCAACACGTTCGCTGAGCGAGCATGAGCGGCGACTGCGTCAGGACATCAGCGGCGCCAATCAACAAATGGACGCCCAACGCCGACGCCTGGAAAACCTGACACGCCAACAACAACGCCTGAGCCGCGCAACCCAGGCCTATCAACGGCAACGGCAAACCGCCGGCAATCTGGCTGGCATGGGCGCTGCGGCGGTTGCTGGCGGTGGCGGAGCGTTGTATGCAGGCGCGAGGTTAATGGCGCCGGGCTTGGACTTCGACGCGAGCATGAGCCGCGTGCAGGCCATCACTCGGCTAGATAAGGGCGACCCAGACAAAGCACAGCAGTTAGAAGGACTGCGCAATAAGGCCCGGGAACTGGGAGGCTCCACGTTGTTTACTGCTGGACAGGCCGCCGATGCTCAGGGCTACCTCGGCATGGCTGGCTTCGACCCTAAAGCCATCAAGGCTGCGATGCCCGGCATGTTGGATCTCGCTGCCGCAGGCGGCGCCGACTTGGCGCAGACCGCCGACATTGCTTCGAACATCATGTCTGGCTTAGGCATGACCGCCGACCAAATGGACAAATTGGGCGACGTACTTGTGGGCACCTTCACACGTTCCAACACGAACTTGCAAATGCTCGGCGAAACCATGAAATACGCCGCTCCCATGGCGAAGACGTATGGCGTAGAACTGGAAGTCGCTGCCGCAATGGCGGGCAAGTTAGGTGATGCCGGCCTGCAGGGCAGCATGGGCGGTACCGCGCTCAGCTCCATCATGAATCGCTTGGCTGCGCCGCCCAAGTCTGCACAGAAAGCCCTCGCACAGCTGGAGATCAAAACCGCTGATGCCAATGGCAACCTGCGCCAGATGCCGGACATCCTCAAGGAGATCTACGACAAGACCAAAGACCTGGGCACCGCGCAAAAAGGTGGGTTGTTCAAAGCAATCGCTGGTGAGGAAGCGGTCAAGGGAATGGCGCAATTGGTCGAGCAGGCCGGCATTGGCGAGCTGCAAAAGCTGATTGCGACGTTGCGTGATACCCAAGGTGAGGCGGGAGAGACGTCTCGGACTATGGCGGACAATTTAAAGGGCGACCTGACCACTCTCAGCAGCGCATGGCAAGACTTGGGCATCGAGTTGGAGGAGCAACAGGACGGACCGTTGCGATCACTGGCGCAGTCAGTCACCGCAATCATTCGCGGCGTTAGAAGCTGGGCCACGGAAAATCCGAGACTCGCCGCCGGGCTGGTGAAAACCGTTGCAATCATTGCCGCGTTGGCCGTTGGACTGGGTGGACTGCTGATCAGCGTTGCCGGTGCGATGCTGCCTTTATCGCCCTGCGCTTGGTATTCGCACAGCTAGGTATTCGTTTACCGGGCCTGGTCAGTATTATGTGGAACCTTGGTAAAAATGTACTCCCCTTCGTCGGCCGCGCAGTGCTCTGGCTGGGCCGAGCCTTGATGCTCAACCCCATCGGTCTGGCGATCACCGCCATCGCAGCCGCTGCCTACCTGATCTACCAAAACTGGGACGCCGTTAAAGTCTATTTCACCACTACATGGGCCGAAATCAAGGCCGGCTTCGACGGCGGCGTTGGCGGCATCATCAGCACCTTAGTCAACTTCAGCCCTATTGGGCTGATCTACCAAGCCTTCGCAGGCGTACTGAGTTATCTGGGCGTCGATCTGCCGAGCCGTTTCACCGAATTTGGCGGCATGATCGTGAGCGGTCTGGTAAAGGGACTGCTCGCTGGCATGGGCGAAATCAAGGGCGCGATCACCTCGATCGGTGATTCGACCATTGGCTGGTTCAAGGAAAAGCTCGGCATTCACAGCCCATCAAGGGTGTTCGCCGAATTGGGCGGTTTCACCACTGCAGGCCTGACGCAAGGCCTTGAAGACGGTGCGAAGGGTCCACTCAGTGCAATCGCGAGCATGGGCAAGCAACTCACGGCCGCCGGCACGCTCGCGCTCGGGGCTATCGCCATGCCAACACTGGCGGTCGATGAACGAGCGCCCATCAGCGCTGCCAGTTCGTCGGCGTACGACAGCCACGACACTTACGAAATCAACATCCACCCCACTGCTGGCATGGATGCACAGGCGATTGGCCGTGCCGTGCGCGCCGAGCTGGCTCGCATTCAGAGCGAGAAAGGCGCGCGCCAGCGCAGCAAACTGTCCGACCTGGAGTAACCACCATGATGCTCGCCCTCGGCATGTTCGTTTTCAGCCTCTCCACCGCTGCCTATCAGGAACTGCAGCGCCAGACCGACTGGAGGCATCCCAGTAGCAGCCGTATTGGCGCTGCGCCTGCGCGCCAGTTTGTCGGTCGGGGCGATGACGCTATCACCCTGCCTGGCGTGATCCTTCCGGAACTCGCCGGCAGCTTTCTCAGCCTTGATGCCCTGCGGCTGATGGCTAACACCGGAAAGGCCTGGCCGATGGTTGAAGGCAGCGGCCGGATCTACGGCTTGTGGGTGATCGAAAGCCTGAGCGAGACCAAGACACTGTTCTTCCGTGACGGTACTCCACGGCGTATCGAATTCACCCTGAGCCTCAAGCGCATCGATGACGACCGAATTGATCTACTGGGCGCAGCGACCAGTGCAGGCGCCAATGTGCTGCGGGGGTTGTTGTGATCGATGCAGTTTTGTCCAAGGTCACTGGCTATTTGCAGGATGGCGTTGAGCGCTTCAAGCGTGATGCGTCCTACCCTACCCCAGCGTTTCGCCTGACCGTAGACGGTGCCGATATCGCTAGGCTGATCAGCCCGAGACTGATGAATCTAGCGCTCACCGACAACCGTGGGCTGGAGGCAGATCAACTGAGTATCACGCTGAGCGACCACGATGGGTTGCTGGCCATCCCACCCAAAGGCGCGGTGCTGCAACTGTGGCTTGGCTGGAGCGATACGGGCCTGGTGGACAAAGGCACCTACATCGTCGATGAAACCGAACACAGCGGCGTGCCCGACGTGCTGAGCATTCGGGCTCGCTCGGCCGATCTGCGCAAAGGCCTGAAAACCAAACGCGAGCGTAGCTGGAGCAACACAACATTGGGCGATGTACTCGCCGACATCGCCATCGGCAATGATCTTAAGCTCAACATCAGCGCGGCGCTCGCCAGCTCGCCCATCCTGCAGCTGGACCAGGCCAACGAATCGGATGCCAACTTGATCAGCCGCTTGGGCGAAGAATTTGACGCGGTGGCCAGCGTCAAAGCCGGGTGCCTGTTATGCCTACCGGCAGGCGGCGGCAAGGCTGCCAACGGCTTGGACCTGCCACACATCAACCCTCACCCGTACTGATGGCGACCAACACCGCTACCTGCAGGCCGACCGCTACAGCTACGACGGCGTGCGTGCGTACTTCTACGACGTCAACAGCGCCAAAAAGCAGGAGGCCATTGCCGGCGGCGGTGAAAACCTGAAAGACCTGCGCCATACCTACAGCGACCAGCAATCCGCTCTACGCGCCGCCCGGGCTGAATTCAGGCGCCTGCAACGGGGCAGCGCCACACTTAGCTACAGCCTGGCGATTGGCCGAGCGGATCTGATACCTGAACTGACGTACACGCTGCAGGGCGTAAAGCCCGAGATTGACGAGATCATCTGGTACGGCGGCAACGTGCAGCACAGCCTCAGTGCAGATAGCGGCTACACCGTGAGCCTGGAACTGGAAAGCAAACTGCCAGAGGACACGTTGGATGATCTGGTGGAGGACACGTCAGGCGATTACACGGGGGTTGTCGCGTATTACCGCGATCAGAAGACTGGGACGGAGAAGGCTGTTACTGCGGGGGGCCAAGCGAAGCCGAAGCGGTTGCGGTATTTGTACGCGGGGGAGAAGACGGCGAAGCGGGCCGTAGACCGGGAGTGGGCAAAACAATGACAGTTGAGTAGTTGAGGCTCCGTTCTGAAGTCTCAACTAGATGTCCTTATAAATACCTATATGACTGCGGAGCAACCAGCCCCTCACCTAGATCAGATAAATTCAAGGGGTGCTCGTACCTAAGAGTACCGCCAACCTTTATCGCGAATGCACGATTGCGGCCATTAAAATATTCACTAAAAAAAGTGGAGGTGATTCCTGCGTGCGATTTCGTCTCAGCCCAAACCTTTTTAGGGGAGCCCTCAATCACTCCATCGATGTCAAATTCGCCGATGACTTTCCCCACCGGCATGGTCGCGTATACAACGACCTTGCTTATGTCCGAACGTTTGAAAATATTTTTACGAAACTCAAACCGTTTCTCCCCTTGGAAGATTTTTTCGGCAAACTCCGGCTTAATTGATAATAATATTTTCATTCGCCCCACTCAGCTTAAGTACATTGGAAAACTGTTCGTCGCTCAACTGAGTGCAACCCCAACGATCATCGGTCATCCCACAGTCGGTAACTAGCGTAGCACGATTTAATCGTTTCGGCAGGGCGTAATTATAAGAAAAACGTAAAATATAGGGGTATTTTCCCTCTCTGTAAAACTTTCGCAGCTCTTCATCACTAAATACCGAAAATGGCAAACAGTAGGATAGAAAATCATTGACCGTTTTGAAGCTGCTTAACAAGACAACTTCTTGAATCACACATACTGAGGTCGCTACCGCACTGTACCAAGCTGGGCTGACGTTATCACCAGTCCGATAAATCAGTATAACGTCGCCGCATCGTAGTTTGTCTGCACCATAAAGCTTACAGATATATACCTTATGAATACTGTTCGTATGTGAAACATCTTTTATAATAGCTTTAGGATCTTCATTATTTAATATAGAGTCTGGAAAAAGCCGAGTATGGTATTCCGGATATATTGTAAGGAGAAATTTTCGCCGCTTACTTGCAAGCACGACCGGGTAACGTTTCGTAACATCCGTCTGAGTAGTTGAAAGCTTCTTGTACAGCACCCACTCCACACCGTTTTTTGTAACTTTCTGACCATACTTCTCAAAACCATATTTTTCAAGAAGTGTAATTAGCCCAGCATGCTTTTCAAATACAGTGACGTAGACGTCTTCAGCGTCTGAAGCCACCACGTAGTCAAAGATCTTTTTTAGAAATCGTTCACCCAGCTTTGTGCCATGGGCATTAATCTTCAATGTCCCAACTTTAACATGCCGCCCGTATGGTATTGCCGGTTCAACGTCTGTGACATTGCCTTCCTCGACTTTCAGATAAAGAAATCCGTCAATATCACCGCCATCACCATAAAATACGTAAGCGCTGTCCCCTGCCAATGATTTCTTCTCAAACCACTGCGGAATTTCTACATAGTCTTCTTTTAGAGATAAAAAGAACGGATCGTTGAAATTCACATCAGCAAATTTTGTGAGCTTTAATTCCATGACTAATTATTCCTTTTTTAGCAGCAACAGATTAGCTAGAGATATCGCCTGTTTCAAACATGGTACGCAGTTGGGTCTCACTAAGAATGAAAGCACCTACTTCAACTGCTGCCCTCACCTTGGCCCAGCCAGCGTTATAACCGGCACATAGGAATCCAAGGTTTTTGGTGGGTGTTTTCACTACCTTTAATCCATGCAGCGCCGCAAGCCCTTCGAGGACGATTCGTTCGTCCTGTTTAAACCCTGTAAACAAGATTTGGCCCCGCATGTCTTTTGGCAACGACGGCGAGAAAGGAGGCGGCGCGGGTGCTCTTTCAAAAGAAAGTCGCTCTGCGCCCTGCAAATATTCGATTACTCGGTCTTTACGGAATGTGCGGTAAAAGGCATCCGCACTGCACCGACCCTGTATATATATTGAGGTTTCTTTCCAGTGAATAAGCGTTCGCTCTGTCACGTTGCCTTTGCTGTCTTTGTAGAGGAAAGACAACAACCGCATCACATCATTATCCCCAGCCATTGAAGTTCCTTTTCTTCTTGATCTGTTCCTAAGGGGTACAGATTAAGCTGGCCGATTGATATCGGCAAGGACTGCGGTCAACTCTACGACGCGTTGCTCAATATCCCTCACGCGTTTCCTCTCCTCCGCGACGCGTTGCACGTCTCGTTGATCGTCTTCGCTTAGCGCCCGGAATGCCGATAAAACCGCCTCTTCTCGTGAGCTTTTTCCCGATTCGGTGAAAGAATTTTCCTTTCCTTCCCGGTGAATTGGGCCCGTACCCATAAGTAGCCAGTCAAGTGAGACCCCGTACTCCTCTGCGACACTTACACATAATGGGTAAGGAACCGAATCCCTAGAACGCCAGTTCCCCATCGTTTGACGGTTGGTTCCAGTGCGCTCACACAGTTGCGAATCGTTCTTTACGCCAAGCGCGATCTGGAGGCGATCCAAAACGTCCGCAGCACTATTTTTACCCAATTTGGGGAAACTCCTATTGACTTACCCGTATTGGGTAACTACGCTACACGCAATGAGTACATCTTAACCAAGTAGGAACACTGCAACCATGAGTCAAGCCATGGAAAAGCGCCAGATCCAAGCCCGACTAATCGAACACGGCAGTAATTTTCGCCAGTTCGCCATTAGTCATGGCTATGAACCGCGCACGGTTACTCAGGTGGTGCAGCGCTGGGCCGGTCACGACACGTTGCCGCGTGGACGACTGTCGTTTCGTATCTTGAGGGATCTATCGAGGTTGATTGGCACAGAAGTCCTCCCAGGGATTCTTACGGAGAACACTGATGCGCAGCCACCAAGCGAGACGGCCTGAACAACTGTAAAGGCGATGACGCCAAGGAGGTAACAGAATATGAAACGACCCATTCTAACCAGCAAACGGCAGGTAATGAGCGCTGTGATTTGCAGCTATCCAGGTGGACGGGAATGCGCCGCTGCCCGCCTCGGCTACTCACTTAAAAAATTTGATAACCACATCTACGAAAACGCCGGCGGCCGTCCTTTGAGTGACGACCAAGTGCATCTGTTGGAGCAGGACGCTGGGACGAACTACTTCCCCGAATATGCCGCGGCGATGTACGGCGGCATGTTCGTACCGTTAGCCAAAGCTGAAGATCTCGACACTGTTGAGCTGTACAGCCTCTCGGTTAATGCCGCGGCTAAACGCGGTGTCGTCGATCAGTTTATTGCCAAGGCTCTGGACGATGGCGTGATTGACCGAGGCGAAGCTGACGTGATTCTCGCAGCGCTCAGTCGCTACATGGCCGCACGTCAATCAGAGGTGCTGGCCACCATCCAGTTGCACAGCAAAGACCGCAGCTGAAATTAATTTCGCTAACAGCCCCTTGGAATCAGAACCATGACAAATCTTTTGAATGAACGTCGCGATGAAGTCAGCAGCTTGCTGTGTGTCGCAGAGCAAGCCCTTGAACAACTAAGGCATACCTTTGAACGAGCGCGAAGCGACGATGACTTGCTGGATATCCGCGCTGCCATCGGTCAATCGGTGTTCCCACTAAATCTTGCATACGAAGCGCTGATCAAGTGATGAACAACACAATCAACGCGACTGCTGGAGTTGCTTGTTGTAGCGACTTCAAGTGCCGCACTGCGGCAGAGAACCTGGACCTGTTACCGAAGGGCTGATAATGAGCACTTACAAACTCGTTTGCCCCCATTGCCATGGCCGTATGCGGATACGCACCAGCGAAGGCACGCATATTTTCCTGCGCGTTGCCTACCTGCAATGCACCAATGAGGCCTGTGGCTGGTCAGTGCGTGCCGAGTTCGAAATGACTCATGAGATGAGCCCAAGCGGGATGGCCAACCCGACGGTCAAGCTGCCGCTCGCGGACGTGGCTTTACGCCGAGCAGCGATGCAAACCGCCAATGATCAACCGGACTTGCTGGACCAAATGGATATGGAGGCGACAAACGTATGAACACCTTAGCCCTGACTGCGAACCCTAGCAGTGACTACCGCATCGCCATGCAACAGGCAGCGGTGGCTTATCTGTACCGCCACCGTTGCGAGCACTTGGCCGGTGACACCCAACTGCTGGACAACTGCGCTCGGTATCTGGCGCTGTCCCTTGAAGTGCCTCAGTTTCTGGTGCAGCGAATCGCTGAGCTGGCTGTCGTGGAGTTCGAGAGCATGACCTGCAATCGCATTGCATCCCTTGGCATCGACCACGCGAGTAGCTCTGACAAGCAAGTCATCTGGCTGCTGGACACCTCTACCCAGCAGCGACACTCCGTGCCGGCACGCGTTTTACCGACGCGCCTGCTTTGCACCCGTAACACCCTCTCGCAGTAACCCCACACCACCCCTGCTGAATGCCCGCTTCGTATGGGTAGGGGGAACTTGCAACTGACTGGTAGCCGAAATGAGCAAGATCACCATAAAACTTGAGCTGGACGAACAGCAGGCAAAGCAATACCTGCTGTGGCTGACCAGTCAGTACGAAGTCACCATGGCTGATATTTGGTACTCGGACCGCTATCGAAATGTGCCAAGCGGCGAGCGGGCGCCAAAGGTGCTTGAGGACTTGCCCCATTTGGCGGGGATCTGCAAGACGCGTACAGAGCTGAAAAAGCAGCTCGTCGTTGCGGAGCTTGGCCAGTGATTCGTAAGCCCATGGAGCAACAAATCCGCGCTGATGTGCTTCAGCGACTGGAGTTTGATTACGGCCTTCAGCACATGGCTGGTACGCACTACATGCGTAAAGGCACGTGCCCCCAGTGCAATCAGAAACGCCTGTTTTCACGCCATGACGAGCCTTGGTTCATCCGTTGCGGCCGCGAAGAAAAATGCCGGTACATGGCTCCCGTCAAAGAGCTGTATCCCGATCTGTTTGACGACTGGAGCAAGCGCGCGCTGGCTACCAATGACGAACCTACCGCCAGCGCCAAAGCGTATCTGTCGTTCGCCCGGGGATTTCGCGTTGGGCTGATCGAGGGTTGGTACACCCAGGAAAGCTACTTTGACCGCGACCTGAACATCGGCTCAGCCACGGTTCGATTTCCGTTAGAACACGGCGGGTATTGGGAGCGCCTGATTGACCAGCCGTCCCGCTTCGGCAAGAAGAAAGCGCGCTTTCAGCCACTCAAGAGCTACAGGGGGCATTGGTGGTGCCCACCCTGTCTGGATCTGCTGCAGGTGGGCGAACTGTGGATTGTCGAAGGCATCTTTGACGCTATCGCGCTCATTCAGAACAACATTTCCGCCGTCGCCGCTTTGTCTTCGAATGCGTTTCCAGAGGAGTCGTTAAAGGCGCTGATCACCGCTCGCGGTGGAAAAACACCGAAGCTGGTCTGGGCACTGGACAACGAGTCCGGCGCGCATAAATACACCCGCACTTGGGTCAAACGTGCCCGTGAACTTGGCTACACCTGCGACGCCGCGCAGATCCCGCAGCCGGATGCACGCAAGGTTGACTGGAACGACTTGCATCAGCGCTGGGCGTTCATGGAAGACGAGCAAGCGCGGGCAGACCGCATCGAGAAGGACCTGACGGAAGCCAGGCATCAGGGGGCGCTGCTAATCGCGGAGAGTGCCAGCGACAAGGCCTTGCTGATGTACCAGTGGCGGGAACGGGAAGAGTTTCACTTCTGTTTCGACTCGCGCCTGTTCTGGTGGAAGTTGGACCTCTCGAAGTTCAACAGCGCCAAGCAGGCATTGGACGGCAGTGACAAGCAGGAAGACCAGCTGCTGAACGAAAAGGCTGTCCGGGAGAAAGCCCTGCGCATGTCCGGGTGCGTGGTCGAGATCGCCAACTGCTATCCCAAGGCCCTCTATTTCCAGCGCAATGAGATCACGGACGAGTCCTGGTACTTCTTTCGCGTCGATTTTCCGCACGACGGCGGTTCGGTCAAAAACACCTTTACCGGCGGCCAGGTCGCCGCCGCCAGCGAGTTCAAGAAACGACTTCTCGGCATGGGCGCCGGGGCCGTGTTCACCGGCAGTGGGCAACAGTTGGACAAACTCATGAAAGACCAGCTTTTTGGCATCAAGACCGTATCGACCATCGACTACGTGGGTTACAGCAAGGAATACGGGTGTTACGTGTTCAACGACGTCGCCGTCCGCGAAGGCCAGGTCATCAAGATCAACGAGGAAGAATTTTTCGAGATGGGCAAGCTGAAGCTCAAGACACTGCAAAAGGGGGTAAAGATCGATCTGGAGAAGGACAGCAAGAGGTACGACTCGCAGTGGCTCGGACTCTTGTGGCAATGCTTCGGGGGCCAAGGCATCGTCGCGCTGACGTTCTGGTTTGGCTCGTTGTTCGCCGAGCAGATCCGCAGCCGGTACCAGTCGTTCCCCTTCCTGGAAGCTACGGGCGAAGCCGGCGCGGGTAAGACCACCTTACTCACGTTGTTATGGAAACTGGCGGGACGTGACGGGTACGAAGGGTTTGACCCGTCCAAATCCACGAAGGCCGGTCGTAGCCGCTTGATGGGCCAAGTGTCCGGCATGCCCATCGTGCTTCTGGAATCAGACCGCAGCGGCGACGACAAGGCCCACGCCAAAACCTTCGAATGGGATGAACTCAAGGACTACTACGGCGGCGGCACACTTGCGACCAAGGGCGTGAAAACAGCGGGTAACGAAACCTACGAACCACCCTTTCGCGGCACGATTGCTATCAGCCAGAACGCCCCGGTGGTGGCGTCTGAGGCGATCATGACCCGTATCGTGAAACTGCATTTTGTAAGACCGAACGTGACGCCTGAAAGCCGTGCGGCGGCGGACCGGCTTAATTCACTGGAGGGCTCGACGCTCAGCAACTTTGTGCTGCAGGCCGTGCGCAAGGAGCTTGAGGTGATGGAGCTGTTCGCACAGCGCCTCCCCGGCTACGAGGCAAAGCTGCGCAACCTACACTCTCACTGCTTTGCCTGTGAGACGCCATTCAACGGTGATCAGAGCGACTGTGGCCATTGCGGTAACAAGCTGCGCGGCTACATCCGCGTTGAACGGATCAATAAGAACCACGCCCAGATGCTCGCCCTTCTCGACTGCGTGTGCCTGGTAGTACCGCTGACTGAAGGGCAGGTCAGTCATACCCGCACGCAGATTATTCACATGGCGATCGAGCGTCAGGCCTCGATCAGCTCCGACCACCCGGTGGTGTCTGAATTTTGGGAGGTCTACGAGTACCTGGAAGGCTTGGACGCTGAGGGCCCGGTGGTCAACCACAGCAAAAAAGAAAATGTCATCGCCATCAACCTCAACGACTTCGTGAAGTGCGCCGCCGAGCATCGCCAGAAGATTGCCGACGTCAGTGAACTGCGCGAACGCCTGAAAGACTCCCGCTCTCGCAAGCTGCTTGACGTGAACAAGGCAACGGACAGCGCGGTGCGGGCTTACCAGGCCAGAAACACCAACGCCGTGATCACCAAGCAACCCATCGTGAAGTGCTGGCACTTCCAGGCCTGATTAAACGAACGCAACACCCCAGGCACTGCAATGCCTGTCACCCAAAGGAGAAGCACCATGCAAGACACCCCATTTGATGTGCGAATGACGTTCGAGGAATGGGCAGGGCCACTTGGCTATGACCTTTGCTCAGATAGCGATGGTTTTCTGAACTTGGAAACCCGCCACGCGTGGCTGGGCTTCGAGTCCGCACACGGTCCGAGCGGATGCAGACCCGAAGGGCAGCAGCTCTACGCGCACATCAAGAGGACCAGTGATTACGCGCACCAGACGGACAAGTTGTTTCCGGTTCGAGTGGGCAAGGCGCCCTATAACGATTACGTGGTGCATGGGGGGCCGGGAGGGCTGTACCGAATGAGCGACGTGAGTTTCTACGTGGTAGAGGACGACAAGCAATACCGGCTCGATTGACACCAACAAGGACGCTATGAAGAAGTGGTGCCGAGGGGCTGCAACCCCTCGACACCAACCACCCAAAGGAGAAGCACCATGCAAGCGAATCAACCCAAAGGCGGCAATGCAGAGGCTATCACAACCCCGTTCGCTGTCGGCGACAAGGTGAGTTACCTGACCATCGCCGGTGGAGGCCGTAGCTACCGATTCTGTGCCCGCACGGGCGTAATTACTGAGGTCGACGGCGATCTCGCGACCTTGCGTGCCGGCAACGGTCGTAGCGTCACCCTACCGCTCGACAAGTTGACGCCGGAAGGTCAACCCAATGCGCTTACGCGCATGCTTTTGGGAGGGAAGTGATCATGACTGAGCGCATACGACCCGAACGCGAACGGCCAACCATGGCCAGCCACCGCTTAGACCTGCCTAATTACTGCGATATCTGCGGTAAGGGCCGCTCTACCGGCAAGCATCAAGCATGCAGCCGAATCCGCCAACAGAGCAAAATTAACGAGTGGGCAGCGCTCATGGCTGAGCGGGCCGCGCTAAGGCAAAACAAACCCCGTCGATACTCACACTGATACCCAACACAGACGGGCACCGGGGAGCTGCAACTCCCCCATCGTTTCAAAGGAGAAGCACCATGCAATCTACCCAACCGGTAACTGGTCACGACAAAGCTAATGCCAGCAGCTGCGCTTCACGTACCGCCGACAAGTTCGTTCTGCGGATGCCCGACGGTATGCGGTCGCGTATTGAGATCCTAGCTGGCGAGCGCCATCGCAGCATGAACGCGGAAATGATCATTCGCCTGGAGCGCTCTTTCATCGACACCGACCTGGTCGCAAAGCAAGCCCTGCTGATTCAGCAGCTCAGCGCCCGTATCCAGGAGCTGGAAGTTCAGCAGGAAGTGCCAGATGCTTGAGAGACATTTCTACACGGGCTGCGCCTACGAAGGGGGCCGCCATGTCAGCTGACATTCCAGTCCCGTCACCCGATTTGCTGACTTCGATACAGGACTTGATTCAGCAACTGCAGCGGCCAGCAGTCGCTGCAGAGAACGAGCTGTGGACGTCACACGACATCGCGGCCTATCTGAAGCTGTCGGCCTGCACAATCGAACGACGGGTGGTGGTTCAGCCAAGCTTTCCAGCCGGCGTGCAACCATGCGCCACAGGCGCGAAAGCGGCGAAGAGATGGTTTGCGGTTGAGGTCATCACCTGGTTGCGGCAGCACCGGGCAAGATTGCCCCTCCCGAGACGATCAAAACAGAAACCCTGACGACGAAAGCCTGCGTACTCCGCAGGCTTTTTCGTTACTCCAGGCGTTGCGCTAACTCTGCGGCCGTAGCGTTGTAGTAAACCATCAGCGACTTCAGATCTTTGTGGCCAGTGATACGGGCCAGATCCAGCACATCCACTTTGCGGGCCAGCCTGGTGATGGCCTCGTGACGTGTATCGTGAAACGTCAGCCCGTCGATATTCAGCTCATCCCGAACCCTACGAAACATCGTGTCCGCAGATCCGGACTCAAGCCTGAAGAGTCGATCGTCCGGCGCCTTCCCTGTGTAGAGCAGCTCCAAAAGCTCCCCCGCCCGTTTGGTCAGCGGAACATTCCGGCTAGATCCGTTCTTCGTCATAGGCAGACGAACGAACCGCTCCGGCAGATTTACCCATTTCGCCGTTATGCCCAGGATCTCACCCTGCCGCATCGCGGTTTCAATGGCGATGAGGAATGCAAAGGCCAGCTCCTGGAGCAGCGTGACCGGTGCTTGGCCCTCGATAAATCCCAGCCGGCTTATCAGCGCGGTGATTTCGGACTGCGCAACACGTCTCTCACGGTGAGGCATGTTGCTGGGACGCTTGGTTTCGCGAACGGGATTGACCAAGCACGCTTTCCACTCGGTTCTGGCTATTTCAAAAACCGATGAGAGGAGAGTCATCTCACGTCGAACTGTAGAGCTTTTAACTTTTTTCAGCCGCGCATCGCGCCACTTCACGATTTGCTCGGAGGTAATGGTGCCCATCAACTCCCCTACCCACTCAAGATCCTTATCGAACTTATCCAGCCGCAGCTCTTCCCAGCGCCGACCTGCCTTGGTGGGGGACACATCACGCTTATACTGGTTTAAAGCCTCCGACAGTGTCATTGAAATCGTCGTGCGGAACTTCCCGTTCTGCGCGGCGATTTCAACCTCACGTGCAGTCGCCCAATTGACTGCAGCCGCTTTGGTGTCGAAGGTCTGCGAGTCTCGCACTCCCAACTTCGCCACTTCTGCCCGCCACCCGCCGCTTCGCTTCCGATACGAGGCCATACACCCTCCTGGCGTAAAAATGGCGTAAAGGCTATCACGCAGATGAGAAATCATGCCGTTGGCTGTCGGTGCGTAACCTTGGCGCACCCTAATTAATCCGGGGGGTTCAGGAAAATTCCGGGTATGGGCGTTTTCTGTCAGGGAGGTCTCGTGGCCCCCTCGGGGCACCAAACAGCAGCAAATTCAAGTCCTTACCAGACTTGAAAAACGAAAAAACCGGCCACGTTTGAGCCGGTTTTTTTGTGTCCGTAATTTAACCTGGCAGCCCGCCCCCGTATTTCCTGCACCGCGGTCTCGCCCCGTATCCGCCTGCATTTTCCTCGATCTCTACTAGCCTTACACATGACCGATCCATAGCCGTTGGACCATCCTCTGAACCTGGCTCATGGGATAAAAAAAATAATGAAAGATCCCTATGCGTTTGGCTTTTACTGCGCGCTGTTTGCTTTGGCAGCGATAACGGGCGCAGTCTTCTACGAATCCTACACCGGCGCGGGTATTTCGGGCTCGACGCGCGCGTATGACGTTATCAACTCGGTCTCTGCGTTGGTACAGGCGCTGGCCGCGATCGGGCTGGTCGGGCTTGCGTTCAAAGCTTATCGCGCCTGGAAAAACGAGATGATTCACAACAAGGCGCTCGGAATTATCTGGGAGGCCAATGTCGCCTTTCGTGAAATAGAGATGAGTTTCAACGAGTGGTTCTTCGGACCTAACGCTGTGGAAAAGGCCAATAACGAAGGTGCCCGAATCACCTCTCTGTTGAGCGCCAGCCCTTTTGGAGTAAGCCTGCGCGCCTTTAAGAAGCAGTGCGTTCTGCTCGACAAGTTGGTGATCAAGGACAACTGGCAGTGGGTCAATCACGCGACCGAACTGGACATGCTCGCGCGCGTCTTGAGCATGGATGCGTTTCGTCCCGCAAGCAGAACCAAAGAGACTGCCAATGTCATCGACATTCTTTACTCGCGCGAAGG